GATCGGCAACGAAAGCAGCGCCCCTACCACCACGGTAGCGGCCATGAGCGGCGGCGTTTCTGTGACCTCGCTTTCCCCGGCGGCAAGCATGGTGACGGCAGGCACCGCGACGGGCGGTGTTTACCGGATCGGCGGGCGCTTCAACGTGACAGCCTCTGGAACGATCATCCCATCCATCACGCTCGTCACGGCGGCGGCGGCGGTTGTGAAGGCGGGCAGCTACTTCCAAGCGACGTTCCTTGGAACCGGCGCAACCAGCGGGACTTGGACCTGATGGCGTTCATTACACTGGACGGCGGCAATGGTGGCACGGGCGGTCTTGGCTACTGCATCGTCTATACTTGGTAACAAGTGAGTTAATCTTTGGGGGTTAAATGGCAAAAGAACTTTATCGTGAAGCCTCTAAGTTTGTTACTTGTACGACAAGCGGCTCTACATACACATTGTACACTTGCCCGGCTAACTGCCGGGCGAGGATTCCTATAGCGTTCATTACGAATGCTGGAAGTAATAGTGCAACAATAATCTTTCGTGTTTATAAAAATGATGTGGTCACATCTTTCCCTCTGATTGGGGGAAAGACTTTAGCTGCTAACGACTACATACATATTTCCGACCCAACAGGCATTATCTTGGAGAGTGGGGACAGGATCGAAGTGGTAGCAACGGGGACAACACCAAATGTTACAGCCTCTTGCACGTCGATTGAGACATTTAGGCCAGTGGGGTAAACATGGCAAGAACTTTAAACGACCAACAAAAGCTTTTCTTAGAAGTTTTGTTCGAAGAGGCCAAAGGGAATGTAGTCTTAGCCAAGAAATTGGCTGGTTACAGCGAATCCTACCCCACAAGTCAAGTCGTAAAAACCCTTGAAGAAGAGATTGTGCAAGCTACTAAGCAGTTTTTGTCTCGTAATGGGCCAAAAGCTGCTCTGAGCCTTGTCGGAGTTTTAGACGACCCCTCAGAATTAGGGGTCAAAGAAAAACTTACGGCTGCCAAGGATATTTTGGACAGGATTGGGGTGAGTAAGACAGAGAAAATCGACATCGCGTCTAATGGTATTTTCCTACTCCCCACGAAAAGAGAAGAAGATGCCTAAGATTCTTGAACGGTTGGTGTCTCAGCTTATGGAAAAGGGCGTTCCAAAAGATAAAGCTTATGCGATTGCTGTCAGCCAGCTTCAAAAAAGTGGCAACTTGAAAAAGGGGTCTGTCGAGGCCACCAAAAAAGGTGAAAAAAGGGGCAATATGACCCCTGCCGAGAGGGCAAAAGACAGAGCTGCAAAACGTTCTGGCGGAAAACCTTCTGACTTTACCTATAAGAAGAGTAATAACACAGCGGTGAAGAAGAGATGACCCAGAAAAGAGACTATCGTAAAGAATACGACACGTATGCTGGCACAGAAGAGCAAAAAAAGCGGAGAGCCGCCAGAAACCAAGCCAGACGTGTCGCTATCCGCGAGGGCAGGGCAAAAAAGGGGGATGGAAAAGAAGTTGACCATAAAAATTTCAACCCTTTGGATAATCGTCCCTCCAATGTTCGAGTAATTAGCGCAAAATCAAACCGAAGCCGCCAACCAAAAAGAAAATAACATGGTTTCAGAGGCCGACGCACTCTCTATCGCTGAGGGAAAGTGGGTTTCAATCCCCAGAATTTCTCGTATCATCCCTTTTGGTTACACTCTTAGTGAAGACGACCCAAACCTTTTGATTCCGGTGATCTTTGAGTTGGAGGCTTTGGAAAAAGCCAAACAACACATCAAAAGGTATTCCTATAGAGTTGTAGCACAGTGGCTTAGCCAAATCACTGGGAGGTCTATTTCTCATATGGGACTTAAGAAGAGATTAGAAATTGAACAGCTTAGACGCAGAAAAGCTACAACTCTTAAACAGTGGGCCAAGCAGCTCGAAGAGGTCAGGTCCAAGGTCGAGAAGTACGAGCAAGAAAGCCTCGGAGCCTCAAAAGAAACCTGAGATCATGGTTTTGGAAACACCACAATTGGTGTTTTCAGAAGACCAACTTGAACGAGAAATCATCTTCGCCCCAAACAAGGGGCCACAAACAGAGTTTTTGGCTGCTGCTGAACAAGAAGTCTTATATGGGGGTTCTGCTGGTGGTGGTAAATCCTATGCCATCTTGGCAGACGCCTTAAGAGACCTCGCTCATCCAGAGTTTAGGGGTCTCATCCTTCGTAAAACTACAGAAGAACTAAGAGAACTTGTACAGAAAAGCCAAGAGCTCTACCCCAAAGTTATTTCCGGCATCAAGTGGTCGGAAAGACGAATGGAGTGGAAGTCCCCTGCTGGTGGCACGTTGTGGATGTCTTTCCTTGAAAGAGACCAAGACGTGACCCGCTACCAAGGGCAGGCGTTTAACTACATTGCTTTTGACGAGCTTACACAGTGGCCAACTCCCTATGCTTGGAACTATATGAGGTCGCGTCTTCGTACCTCGTCTCCTGATTTAAAACTCTATATGCGAGCGACTACCAACCCAGGTGGTGTCGGACATATGTGGGTTAAAAAAATGTTCATTGACCCCGCCCCTTGGGGCAAAAGTTTTTGGGCAACAGATATAGAAACAGGAGAAACTCTTCGATGGCCAAAAGGACATTCAAGAGAAGGTAATCCCCTCTTCAAGAGAAGATTTATTCCAGCTAAGCTATCTGATAACCCCTACTTATACGATAGCGGGGCGTATGAAGCTAACCTGTTGTCCCTGCCAGAGGCGGAAAGACGCAGGCTTCTTGATGGCGACTGGGATATTGTTGAAGGAAATGCTTTCCCAGAGTGGAACCGAAAAATCCACGTAGTGGAGCCTTTCGAAATCCCGCCGGATTGGAGACGGTTCAGAGCCTGTGACTATGGTTACGGCAGTTATGCTGCGGTTGTATGGTTTGCAATCACTCCCGAAGAAGAGCTAATCCAATACAGAGAGCTTTATGTTTCTAAGATGCTTGCTCAAGATTTAGCAGACAAAATCTTAGAACTTGAATACCAAGACGGACAAATTTCGTATGGGATTCTAGATAGCTCTTGCTGGTATAACCGGGGAGACACTGGACCTTCTATTGCAGAGGTTATGATCGGACGGGGTTGCCGTTGGAGACCATCAGATCGAAGCAAAGGGGCTAGGGTTGCAGGTAAAAATGAAATTCACAGAAGATTACAAGTAGATGAGTACACGGGAAGAGCTCGTATGGCTGTCTTCTCCACTTGTACAAATACCATTGCTCAATTACCAGTAATTCCTCTAGATAGAAATAATCCAGAAGACGTAGACACTCGTAGCGAAGATCACATCTATGATGCTATTCGATACGGGGTTATGTCGAGACCCAGAGCGAGTAACTGGGAGGGAAATTCCAGAACAACGCGGCATTACCGCCCAGTAGATTTAACCTTTGGGTACTGATAAGGATAATACATGGAAAACGAAGAAAAAACCTATGAGGGCGACGGCGTTGATGCGGTCGAGGGAACTGGTCCTTTAGATGCGGTTGTTGGATTTGTCAAAGAACGCTTCCAAAGAGCCAAAACAAAGAAATTTTCAGATGAAAATCGGTTCCTGACCTCCTACCGAAACTTTCGTGGTATTTATGGGTCGGACGTACAATTCTCAAACACAGAGAAATCAAGAATTTTTGTCAAGGTTACTAAAACTAAGGTTTTAGCAGCTTACGGGCAAGTTGTTGAGGTCTTGTTTGGGAATGGGAACTTCCCAATCTCCGTGGACCAGACTAAGCTTCCAGAGGGTGTGGAAGAGGCAGTGAATTTTGATACTAGTGGGGCCCCTGCTACGGGGTCTCCATTCGGGACAAAAGATGGCCCTCCTCTCTCTCCTGGAAGCACTATCCACAACCTCGGCCCACTAACTGAAAAGCTTAAGCCTGTAGCCAGCAAGCTACAAATTGGGGTTGGTACATCTCCAAGTTCTGTCACATTTAACCCGGCTCATGTCGCGGCTAAAAAGATGGAGAAAAAGATTCAAGACCAACTCGAAGAGAGTGGTGCATCTAAGCACTTAAGGTCTTCGGCTTTTGAGGGGGCTTTGTTCGGGACGGCAATCCTGAAAGGCCCTATGGCTTACGACAAGGAATATCCCAAGTGGGATGATCAAGGGAACTATGCACCTGTTGTGAAAACAGTGCCAACTCTTTCCCACGTATCTATCTGGAATTTTTACCCTGACCCCGATGCTGCGAATATGGATCAGGTCGAATTTGTGGTTGAACGCCACAAAATGTCAAAGAAAGATTTAAAAGACCTTAAAAATCGCCCTTATTTCCGATCCGAGTCTATCGACTTAGCTGTAGACCAAGGGTCCGATTACACAAAGGAAATTTGGGAAACTGTTATGGAAGACGACAGTTCTAGCACAGACATCGAAAGGTGGGAAGTGTTAGAATACTGGGGGTATGTCGAAGCCAAACTTCTTCGTGAGAAGGGTGTGACGGTAGACAAGATTATCAAAGACGATGATATGGTTAATGCAAACATTTGGGTTTGCAGAAATCAAGTTCTTCGTCTAGTCATGAATCCTTTTAAGCCGTCTAGAATCCCTTACTATGCCGCTCCTTACGAGGTTAATCCCTACAGTTTCTTTGGGATTGGTATTGCAGAGAATATGGAAGACACACAGCTTCTCATGAACGGTTTTATGAGAATGGCTGTTGACAACTCCGCTCTGTCTGGAAACTTGGTTTTCGAAGTGTCGGAAGATAACCTTGTTCCCGGACAAGACCTTGAAGTTTATCCGGGCAAAGTGTTCAGACGACAAGGTGGGGCACCGGGACAAGCTATTTTTGCTACAGAGTTTCCAAATGTCGCCCAACAGAATTTAATGCTTTTTGATAAGGCAAGG